ATAAGCTTGGCAGCTTCTTTCACCTCAACTGGGATGAGTTGTAATGGTTTGTGGCCATCGGCGGCACGACCCGCCTGCTCACTCTGTCCTTCAGCCTCGGCTACATAGGTAGCAGGGTCACGCGCACGAGTCTCACCAGACTTTGTGCGGTACTTGTATGGCTTAGTGTGGTTCACTGTGCAGCACAACTCCAGCTCACAACAGCAAATCTTCTCATCAGCGCACTGACGCTCTTCAGGTGAGAAATCAAACACTTCGTCAAGTTCTCCCTCAGGGATCTTCCAAACCACATTCTTGGTCAGCGGATTGGGAAAATACTCGGGAAACTCACTCTTGTGGTTGAACACATACCGAGCGTTCTTATAAGTGAGAGAGTGGGTGTTGTGGTCCAAAGTATCAAACCACCTCTCAAACTCAAGTTCACACGCATCGGCAACGTCATCAAGTTCCATCTTGTCCTTAGGTGGCAAGGCATCTGCACCAACTGACTCTTTCGCAATTTCAACGAAGGTCTTCTTTGGGGCAGGAGTCAGCAAAACGTCGCCAACAACGCACGCCTGCTTAACAACGGGGGTTTCAACGTTGGCAGAAGTGCACAGCGGTGCTTGAAGAAGCAGCTGCGGGTCGCGTGTTTCCCAGATCTGTTCAATCCAGGTCTCAAATCGCTCCCAATGGAAGTCGGGAATGCTCTTTCGGAACACTTCACCCATCCAGCCTGAATCCTCATTCGGCCAGTTTGACTCCACAGAGTGCTTACCATCCCACGGCATCAACACCCCATCCATGTGCTCCCCAAGTAGCTCATGGGCAACGCGGCAGATCGCACCGATAACTGGTGAGTTTCGGTCCATTCGGTAATATCCCGAAATGCGCTCCGCAAAGCGGACCAGCGGGTGCGGAAGCACCGCCGGCCCCACCCAGAGCTTAGCCAGCAGTCTGGATGGGTTGGCACAGGAGCTTTGGTCCCCTGTCCAGACGTCGGGTCCGAACTGGCGGTTCAGGAAGTTCACGCCAATCTCGCCTCGATGTACGACTTCAATCTCATAGTCCTGGCCCATCAACTCCGCTGCCTTCTTCAGGGCTTTCGGGTCAATCTCGCCTTCCAGGCTATCATCTCCTCCATAGATGCCCTTACGGCGCCACGCCTGCTCAGGGGTGCACTTCACGCCATTGATAGTGGTCTCACGCCAACCCACATATCCAATGAAACAGCTCAGTACAGAGTTAAAGTCAGAAGTCTCAAGCGAACCGCTTCCTCGGCCATAGCCAGTGAAGTAGCGGCGCCCCTCGGTGGTAACTCCGGGCAGGGCAATCTGCGCGTCCATCTTCTCATTCAAATCCGAGTGGAACTCTCGGCGGAAGTAACGCAGCATAATGATACGCTCGAGAATGCGAGCACGGCGCTTGACGTGACCATCAAAGCGAGAACCGTCCGCAAGAGCCGAGTGGGCCGCGTGCTCCAAAACATCGCAAACCCTTTGGGCACACTCGGCAGGGGTCTTACCAAAGGCATACCAGTCCTGTTTGGTCATGATCCCATCATGGAATGCATACATGTACAATGAGTACTGCAGCTTCTCAGGCATTTGGGAGATGTTGCGAGGATCGCTGGGCTTAACAGCAGTCTCTTTCTTAACGAACGCCTTCACAACCTTCTTGACAGCCGGCCCGGTCACACCAGCTTC